CCCGCCACCACCGGAACCATATGCACCAGAACCAAAATTATCAGCACCACCCGCAAAACCTTGGCCTGACGTTCCTGCACCACCTGTTCCAACTCCACCGATACCATCACCGCCACCGGAACCACCATCACCAGCGTCTGAAACAGTGCTGTAGCTGCCGCCATAGCCGCCGCCGTTGGATGTTATTGTGCTAAAAACAGAGTTAGATCCTGCTGTTGAATCTGTGTTTAAATATGTAGCGGCAGCACCACCAGCCCCAATGGTTATTGTATAGGCAGAGCTTCCGGGCGTGGCGGTTATTGTAGATTCCGTACTAAGGCCACCGCCAGTGTTTTCGCTTGTGTAAGATGAACGATAGCCACCAGCCCCGCCACCACCACCACTTGGAACACCAGCGGAAACTGTTGTCGTGCCGCCACCGCCGCCACCAGCAATAACAACATATTGTATCGCGTATAAAGGGTTAATTGTCCCACTTCCGTCACCTATGTTCGTCCAGACGTTTGCGTTTGTTGTGGCATCAGTGAGGGCGTACATTTGACCTGAAGTGGTGTTCAACCAGACATCACCTACTGAACCATTTGTGTTTGTAGCAGGGTCTGAAGCGTTTTTAATAATACTGCCCACACCACTAGCAAGCATCGCAGAAGTAACACTACCTGCTGGTGGTACGACTGTTTGTAGTGCCTTGCCTTGGAACACAACGTAACAATCATCGGTACTAGCGATGTTCTCGCTGAATGTAATCTGGTTACCAGATACGGTGTACGCCTTGCCTGACCCGCCTTCTTGCCTCACGTTGTTGACGAATACCTCGACTTCCTGATCATTCGCCACGCTGTGTGATAGCGTGTAGACCGCTGTTCCGTTACCTGTAATCGTTTGTTTGTCGAAAGAAGTGAAGGCAGTCTGTGCCTCATTGCCTATATACGCCATGTTTCACCTCTATGTACTGATGTCATCGACTGTGCTGATCCAAGCGTCCAGCGAGTTCGCTGTGTCGCTTTTGATAAACAGCTGGTCGCCGCTTTCTAAGATGACCTTACTTGCACCGTCGATCAGTTCGAGACTGCTCCCACTGGGGATGGGTGCTTGATATACCAACGAAATGTCATTGGTGCCATCGTTGATGTAGGCATCGACCAAGATCATGTTTGTTGTCGTGTTTGCTAATCTGATACCAATGATAGTGTCATAGCTGTCAGCAGCTGCAATACTGGTCGCGCCAGTGCCTACGCTGTTTAGCGTGTATCTTCGAAAGTTCTGAGCCATCTGTTTGTCGTCCTATAAAGCAATCGCGAAAGCTATCGCTGAGCCGACCGAAGCGCCGCCAGCGTCTTGAAGTGTGAGGTTTCCGGCACCGTCTGTAGTAACCACCTGACCGTTAGTGCCATCGGCTGCTGGATACGAGAGACCAGCGATGGTTGCAGTGTCCGAAGTCATGCCGCCTGTAATAAGAACGCCCCCGCCTCTCACCGCGAGCTTCTCAGCCCCTTGCCAGAACAGAGTGACTGACTTTGTAGCGCCTGGTGTGATGGATGCACTGAGGTTAGACCCCGCTTTGTTGCGAACCTCTAGTCCGTCAGATTGCAGCCATGTTTGGTTTTGTGCAGACCGGTGTGACAGCAACGTGTCAGCGTCAGTTCCTACAGTAAGATAGTCGTCATCAGCCAGGACGATGTCTGCGCCGTTGCTTTGCAGGTCGCCGCCCAACTGCGGAGTGAGATCATCGACAACCGCTGTGATTGCACCAGCTGCGGCAGGTGATGCCTCGACCCACGCGGTGCCATCGTAATAGAATAACTTGTTGTCGCTGGTGCGTGTATACAGCATCCCTGTAGCCAGGGTTTCACCGTTCAGTCCATTTGTTGGGTTACTTGCGAATGCACCCAGATAGTAATCATGGTTGATGTTACCGGTGGTAGCATTACCAGCGATACCTGTTGTCGAGAAGAAACTGGTGGTTGCCATTAGTAATCTCCGTACTCATAAGCTGGACGAATCTGCTGGGTACCACCATTCAGCTCCTGGTCATCCGCTTGCTCTTGGATCTCATTTAGAAACTGTTGATATTTAGCTTCGAAGAGATCCCGGCGCTCATCCAGGTAGTAATCAGCGCTATATGTGAGAGCTGCATACAACACCAGGTCTGAGGCAACGTCTGTCAGCTGGTTCGTATCAGCGTTATTTACTAGCGCCGGGAACTCGCCATAGTAATACAAAATGATGTCGCCGCTCTGTGGTGTTGGGTACAGCTGGATATTCTGCTGCTCACGGACAAAGAACTTTGGTTTGCCCACAGTCGCTGACTGCTGCAGCTCACGGTATTTCTTCATGGTGATACGCTGCATTTCGTATTCATTCGCATAGAGACTAATGATCTCCAGGAAGTCTGTGGGTAGTGTGATGCTGCTTGTGCTGCTTGAGATCGTGTATGTCGTCTTGTTCTCGTTCAGAGGTGTGCGCAGTTGGCGCTGGATACGTGCAATGCCCTGGTCAATAAAGGTTGTCGTTAGAGCCGGGGTGATATCCGACCGATTCAACAGTGCATCAAAATGGGTCTTTAAATCACCATAGTTCATAACTTACGTCCTTCTGGTTTTCTTCTTTGCTGGCTTCTTTGCAGTCTTGGCTGCTTTGGCAAATGCCTTAGCTGTAGGTGCGTTTTTGGCACCGGGGCTACGCATCTTCTCGCCGCTGCCGGCAGCAATGCGTTTACGTTTTGCATGGATGTTTGCATATAGTCCGGGTCTTCCCATGGTCTTCTGCTCCTACTAATAAGACTTCTTGGTCTTATGCTTACCTAAGCAGCGACCTGCTTTTCTGCATTTCATTTTGTGTGGGCATGTCTTGCACGGTTTCATTACTTGCTCCTTCTGGATTTGCTGCCTGAGCATTTCCATTTTTTACGTGATAGCCGTAGTGGCGAATTAGGGTCTTTTGCGGCCTTCGGGTGCTTCTTCATTTGCCCTGCACTTCTGGCGCAGTAGCTGTCACCCTTCTTCGTGCCTGGCGCTATCGAGTAGCCTTTAGCGCCGTAGCGTACTTTCTTTGTCCCGGTCTTTGTCTTGACCGTCTTTACAAACTTCTTTGAGCCTGAGTAAGCCATCTAAATGCTCTTATCTGTTGTCAGGAAACCATCGAGGTTCTCAGCCTTTAGACGCTTGATGATCTCTTTACCGTTCACGTTCGGGTCATAAATGTTAAAGCCCTCACGCATCCACTTCTCGATTACAATCGTGGGTATCGATGCCACGCGCTGAAAGTTACCTATAGGCTGGTTAGCGCTAGCGTTACGTGCGTCACGGACATCGTCCATAAACGCCTGGCTGATGTTCTGTGAGTGTTTACGGAATAAACCGTCAGCGTCCTCACCAAAGTCGGTATCGATACCAACCAGGTTCGTTGTGTCTTTTGTATTCATAGAGAACTCCTTGGAAATAAGGGTGATACCCCGGATAAGGAGAGCAAAACTCCAGGGTACCACCCATTAGTTATGGCTTATGACAAGCCAGAAATCATGCCATCTGCACCGTAGTTCATGTGCTTCAGTGAGTATTCACCCACAACGGCGTGTGTATCGCCGTCTGAGGTCTTACCCAGCAGAGTACGTGAGAACGGACGCAACACAGCTGAACGCCACATTGACGGATCAATGAGGAGTGCATGCGTTGTCTTCATGTGGCGGTTAAGTACAATCTTGTACTCACCGAAAGGTGACACATACAGATCAATCACATTGATCAGTGAGCGTGTTTGAGCGAACTCACGGTTGCGACCAGACGATGCTGCAAAGTTAGCAACAATAGTGGCATCCGCAGGTTTGATCATAAAGATCGATGGATCACTGCCGTTATCGTAACAGTCTTCGCCCAGCTCAAGCAGCTTTGCTTCTGTCAATGCGTCTGTGGCGTTTGCGCCGGCATCAACATCTGTAGAAATCTGCTGGATAGCTGAATCCATCTCACGTGCCACTGAGGCTGAACCAGTCACTTTGGCGTTGTCTTGACCGACGTAAGCGAATTCTAGATCGCGCTTAATCTCTTTCAAAACTTTCGAAAGTTGATGGGCGGTCTCTCGTGCTCGGCCATGCGTCTTAATGGCATCGGCCGTCGCGCTGACCTCGAAAACTTTGGTCAGGATCTGCGTATTGTTAGTACGTAGAGTGGTAGCTGTCTGAGTGCCAGCTGAAAAAGCCGCGCCCTCTAAAGCCTTATTATCGGACGCCGCCGCAAGCGCATCCTCTTGCCACTCAAATACACGTGCTGATACTTTCTCGGACTTAATTGAGGTAGTAAAAGGCACATCTGTCGGCGTAATGTCGGTGATAATCGCAGAAACGTCTTCCGCTTTTCCGACCTGGTCGTATGTAGAAAATACTGCCATGTGTTAATCTCCATTAGGCAAATTAGTTTTCCCAACGAGACATAATCAAATCTGCAATATCATCTCTGTCCTGGCTAACCGAATTGTGTAGACGCTTTCTGACTTGCTCAGTCTTTTCATTACGTCTTTGTGTCGGTGTTGCCGGGGCTCGCTTGCTCTTCAGAACACGCTTCTTTGGTGTCTTTTTCTTCACAGTTGCTACCTTACGTCCCTCATCGAACATACGTGCTTTGTTAAGCAGCATAATCACTGCCGGATCGACGTATGTGTCCACTTGTTCCTGGGGTAGTCCCTGAGACACCGCGTAGGCGCGGATATCGTTGTACAGCTGGTTAGACCAATTTGGCAGCTCATTCTGGAGTGTTTTTACGCACTCGGTTGCCGCCTCTTGCATTGATCTTTGTTGCTGCTGCTGCAGACCCCGATAGAAACCATCAGCCTCTTCGTTTAAGAAATCCAGGTTGGCTTTGGCCAGCTGGGCTTCTTTACGTAGTGCAGCAAAGTCGTTATCGGACATCGTCTTGGATGCGACTAGCATGTCTACGTCAGCGTATGGTTTATATTCAGCTTCTGCTTTCTCGATTAGTTTCTGAAGAACGAGATGTGATTTCTCACTAGATTCTACTGCTTCTTTGCGTAGTCTCGATACTTCTTGAGACTTTTGAGTAAGTGATTTCTCCTGGCCGGCAAGTCTCTTGAGATCGCCTACCGATACTTGTTGAGTTTCACCTGATACTATAACTTCGACCATGGTGTCATCGGATAACTCAATGGTTTCCTCTTCGCCATCGTCTTCGTCTTCTGTCTCTTCAGTGTCTTCCTCAATATCTTCGTCAAGGTCGGTATCGTCTTCAAGATCATCATCGTCTTGGATTTCTTCACTATCATCCAGCTCAACGTCATTAGTCTCTTCTGTAACGTCAGCTGTTGCCTCTTCGGGGTCTTCAGATGCCTGTTTTTCGTCAGGGTCTTCCCACCGCTGTAAGATGGCTTCGGTTGGATCGATTTCGCCGGTGACTGGGTCTAAGGCTAGTTCGATTTGCTGAGGGTTTTGTTGGTCGCTCATGTAGACCTATTCCTCTTCGTTGTTGTCACGGTTTGCTAAGATCTGATCACGGACGGCTACACGCTGTTGTAATGTAGCTACAATGTCCGTCAGACCACGATATGCGTTGTAAGCACGTTCCCGGTCTTGTGGGCTCTCAGGTTTCGAGTTTACGAATTGCTGAAAGCTACCCTCGACCAGGGTGTTTACGACTTCGGTGAAAGTGGGATCGGCAATCAGCTTCTGCGCTGCGTCACCCATTTCTAGTGCTTGCTCTTCTTGTTTATCCATTTGTTATCCTGTCGGTGAGACAATGCCCCGGCGATCCTCAGTAACTTTGAGGATGTCGAGTTCGCCTTCATCGATCTTCTTCTTGTGTTGGAACTGTGCCTCTTTCAGATCCATATTGTCTGATTGAAGCGCGTGTGCAGCCTGAGCCTTGATCTCTTCTAGCTGCAGTTTCAGCTGAGCAATCTCGGCATCACTTTGTGCCTTCATCTCAGCCACTGCGGTCTGACGCTCGCTGATCTCCAGCTGCTTCATGGCCATCTCTTGCTGCATCTCTTGTGCAGGATTTGGTTGCGGTGGCGGCAGCTGGTCAGGTGGCGTCAGATAATCATCTACGTTTAGGATGCCCTGCTTTTCCATGATGGTCTTCATCACGTTGTAGCGCTTCTTGGCATCGTACATCGGTGCGAGAGCTTCGTCCTGGCTAAGCATTGCGTGTAAGGCTAGATACTTTTGTGCGTCACGGTCTTGCTCACCGTAACCCAACTTCAGCTCAGTAATTACGTCACGCTTGTCATCCCAGGTCGTAGGATCGACCGGAACAAAGTTACCGGCTAGCTGAACTATACGTTCCTGGGTCTCATTGGCCAGGATCTCGCGGTACACTTTGTGGAACAATGGTGCCACGAAGCCATTTGCAAAGTTACGTGCTACGATCTTCTGGCGCTGCTGTGACATGGACGCCAGCTGCTCGACCATGGCGGCTGAGTTCTGCTTTGATATAGCGTCCTTCTCGATACCACGGCTAAGCCGGCTGACACCGGTTGTGTCTTCATTTTGCTCTTCCAGCAGCTGTAGCGTCTGAAATACAAACGGATTAAGACCCGCCTGGGGCATCGGCGCCACGCCATCGATCCGGGTAACATTTACGATACCGCCCTGGCGATTATCGATCATTTCCCTGGGCGATGTGAGTGAGCCTTTAGCAACCAGGTAGCGTGGGTTGTTTGTAATCACAGCGTGATCCAGGATCGACCTGGTCAATACTGTACGTGCATTCTGTGTCGATACGACTTTTTCGGCAAAGTTAGAGCCATAAAAGGCATGCGGTATCGGTAGTGGGACGAATGCAACAAACGGTATGTCGTCTACTTCATACATATCCAGCAGTGCGTTGCCGGCTTTACATACCTTGTGCAGCCTGGCCATGCCGCTGCCATCAGGGTCGATGTGTATGTAGCACTCATAGACCATGACTGTGCGTACCTGGTCTTGAAAGCCTTTAGCATTGAAGCCACGGTCACTGCCGATATCCTCATGCCGCGCCAGGATCTCTGGGTCAGTCTCTAATTCAACATCGCTGTGATCGTCACCAATCTCCTCGATAAGATCCTCTGAGTAGCCCATCTCACGCAGCTCAGTAATACTCTTACGCTCTCTGTGCGCCATAAAGGTCACTGTAGACAGCGATTTTGCCTGGGGCTCGATGACAAAGTTTTCCGGTGGTACTGATTCAATGACCACCTGGCTTTTATCCATCTCGCGGCTAATGGTGCCAGAGAGCAGTCCAATCGAATTGGCTTCGCTTTCCTCAAGCTCGACACCGTCTTGGGTCAGCAGCATGTCCAGCTCATCTTCTGTTAGATCAGCGAACTCTTCGACCTCATACTCAAGGCGCTCATCCCAGTATACTTTAGCCAGACCTGCTCTAGCGAGCAGACCATCGTGGATCACATCCCTGGCGACAGAGTAAAAGTCATTCTGCCTAAAACACACATAGTCTGTGTACTCGCTGGCAATGTTAGCCATCACAACGTCATCAGCGTTTTGCGGTGAAAACTTCACGATCTTCTGACCGGCTGCCATGCTCTCCAGGAGAGCTGCAGACATTGACTGTACACTGTCGTATACGTCCTGGCTTACGTACTTAGAGTTGCCATCGTGCTGTGGTTTAGGTAGCTCTGCCTGGTAGTATTTCTGCGTCAGTTCACGCTCTCGGCTCAGCTGGCTATCATAGTAGCCGATAGATCGAGAGATGTTGTCCTCGACAA